GTGATCAACACCTTTATCCGCGCGCGGGGCTACAAGCAGCTGGTGATCGGCCGCTGCGGCTACAGCCGCTCGGGAGGTGCTGGCCACCGGTTCAAGCACGTGCTGACGGCGCAGGACCAGGCGGCGGTGCACCTTGACCTGGTGGCCAACGCGTCGGCGCAGGTGCGGCCCTGGGCGAGCGCGGCGGAGGTGCCGGTGCTCGTGGAGGCAGGCAGCAGCGTCTGGTATGACTACCTGGACCTGGCCACCGGCGTGCGCCGCACCAACATCACACAGCAGCAGGCCTGAAGGGGGAACGCATGGGCTTTACCGTCAATACCGAGGAAACCGACCACGGCGCGCCGCCGGTCTACGGCAGCCTGCAGGCGATGGTGGACCGCTTCGGCCAGGTGGAGATGGCGCAGATCAGCGACCACACGGGCCAGGGTGATGGCGTCGACGAGGCGGCCGTGCAGCGGGCGCTGGAGGATGCCGGCGCCGAGATCGATGGCTACCTGGCCGGGCGCTACACGCTGCCGCTGGCCAGCGTGCCGCGGGTGCTGGTGAACGTGGGTTGCGACATCGCGCGGTACCGCCTTTACAAGGACATCGCCACTGACCTGGTGCGCAAGCGCTACGAAGACGCGGTGAAGCTGCTGGAAAAGGTGGCCTCGGGCAAGGTGACACTCGGTCTCGACGTGGCCAAGCAGCCGGTGGCCGAAGCGGGTGGGCCGGCGGCCTGCTCACCGGGCCGGGTGTTCAGCGCCAGCACGCTGGCCGACTACTGACCAACGGGCGGGTGAAGGCATGGCAACCGTGCAGACTGACCGCGTGGCCCCTGGCCTGGTCGACCCCATCGGCGCATGGGAGCAAGCCATCATCGCGCGTTGCCGTGAGCTGGTGACCTGGCAGGGGCAGTCGCTCGTGCGCACGGTGCAAAGCCTGCCCAGCCAGTTCGAGCCCGACGCGCTGATGAAGGTGCTGCGTGTGCTGCCGGCCGTCTTCGTGAGCTTCGGCGGCGGCGCAGCACGGCCGGCGCATGGCCCGGAGGTGATGGCGAGGTGGGTGGTGTACGTGGTGACGAACCACGCCCACGCCGAGGCCTCGCGAAGGGTGGGCGACAAGCTGCAGCCGGGCGCCTATGCGCTGGTGAACCTGCTGGTGGCTGGGCTGCACCAATGGGCGCCGGATGAGCAGACGAACAGCCTGGTGCTGGTGGACGTGCAGAACCTGTACACGGGCGTGCTGGAGGCGCAGGGGGCCACCTGCTATGGTGTGACGCTGGAGGGGCCGCTCGCGTTCATGGAGGCGGCGCCTGCCGAGCTGGCCGAGTTCCTCACCTTCAATGCGAACCTCGATGCGCCGCCCTTTGCCGAGGAAGGCATCCAGCGCATGTGGCTCGATGCGAATGACCGGCTGGGCAAGCCGGACGCGCGCGAGACCGTGAAGCCGCGCGGCGAGTAAGCCCGCCCGCGAGCCGATGCACAAGCAGCCGGGAGGCTGCGGCATCAAACCGCTTTAAAGGACGCGCCAGGGGCCGGCCGCTGACCATGGCGGCATGCGAGTCAAACCTGCCGTGAGCGGCGCCGTGGTGCGCGATCCCCTGACCTTGCAGCGCCTGCCCGACGAGGGGGGCGACGTGCCGGAGACGGGCTACTGGCTGCGCCGCCTAGAGCAGGGCGACGTGGTGCCGGCTGATGAGCCGGGTGCCCAGGCCGACGCACCGCCGGCAGGCGAGTAAAGCGCGGCACCCACCTCCTGACCACCGTAGGAACCGCCCATGAGCGTGAGCTTCAGCCAGATCCCCATCGACATCCGCACGCCGGGCCACTACCTGGAGGTGGACCCCACCCGCGCCATGCAAGGGCTGCCGGTGGTGCGCCACCGCGTGCTGTTCATCAGCCAGCGGGGCTCGGCACCGGCGACCACGCTGATCCAGATCTTCAGCGACGCGCAGGCCGAAGAGGTGTTCGGCCCGTTCACGCTCATGGCCGACATGGTGCGTGCGTTCCGTGCGGCCAACCCGTACACGGAGCTGTTGTGCATCGGCCTCACGGCCGCCCCCGGTGGTGTGGCCGCCACGGGCACCATCACGTTTGCGGGCACCGCGACCGGCGCGCGCGAGATGGTCTGGCACATCGGTGGCCGGCCCTACCGCGTGGCGGTAGTCAGCGGCGACACGGCCGACATCGTCTGCGACAAGCTCAAGATCGCCATCAATGCCGACACGCGCCGCTTGGTCGACGTGGTGCGTGCGGCGGAGGTGCTGACGCTGACCTCGCGCCACAACGGCGAGACCGGCAACTTCCTGGACATCCGCTACGGCTACGAGGGCGGCCTGTACTCTGCGCTGCCCCCGGGCGTGACCGTGACGGTGGTGCCCATGGCGGGTGGCACGCTGAACCCCGACATCGCGCCGGCGCTCGCGGCTGTGGGTGACCAGCAGTTCCACACGGTGGTGATGCCGTACACGGATGCGACGAGCCTGACCGCGCTGGAGAACTGGCTGGCGGGCCGCTTCGGCCCGATGAACCAGAAGGAAGGCCACGCCTATGTGGGCCACACCGGCGGCCTGGCCAACGCCGGCACGCTGGGCAACAGCCGCAACTCGCCGCACCTGAGCATCATCTCGGGCGGCAAGAGCCCGACGCCGCCGTGGGTCTGGGCGGCGCAGGCCGCTGCGGTGGACGCCTTCGAGCCGGACCCGGCGCGGCCGCGTCAGACGCTGCCGCTGCCCAGCTGCCTGCCGCCCAAGGTGAACGAGCAGCTCACCCGCGAGGAGCGCAACACGCTGCTGTACGACGGCATCAGCACGTACACCGTGCAGCCGGGCAACGCGGTGGCGGTGGAGCGGCTCATCACCACCTACAAGGTGAACGCGTTCGGTGCGGAGGACACGGCGTACCTCGACGTGGAGACGATGCGCACGCTGGCCTACCTGCGCTACACCGTGCGCAACCGCATTGCCACGCGCTACCCGCGACACAAGCTGGCCAACGACGGCACGAACTACGGCCCCGGCCAGGCGATCGTGACGCCGAGCGTGCTGCGCAGCGAGCTGTGCGCGCTGTTCCGCGAGTGGGAGCTGGCCGGCCTGGTGGAGAACTTCGAGCAGTTCAAGAAGGACCTCATCGTGGAGCGCAACGCGAGCGACCCCAACCGGGTGGATGCGGTGATCCCGCCCGACGTGGTGAACCAGTTCCGGGTGTTCGCCGGCCTGGTGCAGTTCCGCCTCTGAGGCGGGGCGCCACTGCAAGAAGTTCTCAACCGCTTTACAAGCATTTGAAGGAGCCATGCCATGGCGGGAAAACGCGTCGGCATCGTGCACATCCTGGTCAACGGGGCCCTGCTGGAGAGCCTGCCGGGTGCAAGCATCGACATTGGCGGCCCGATGCGCTCGCCAGTGGTGGGTGCATCGCGCGTGCTGGGGTACACGGAGGCCGTCAAACAGGCCGAGGTGGAGTGCGAGGTGGCCGTGGGCGCAGGCACCAGCCTGCGCGATCTGAGCAACATCGCGGGCGCCACGCTCACGTTTCGGTGCGACACCGGGCAGGTCTACAACGTGGCCGACGCCTGCCTGCAGGAGCCGCCCAAGCTCACCGCGGGCGAGGGCAAGGCGGCGCTGAAGTTCTTCGGCCAGCCGGCTGACGAGGTGGCGGGATGAGCACGGACAGCACCTACACGCTGAAGCACACGCTGGAGCTCCGGAACACCGCCGGCGACGTGATCGAGACGATCAGCGAGCTGAAGCTGCGCCGCCTGACCGGCAAGGACCTCAAGGACATCGCCAACGCGAACGCCAAGGGGCCGGGTGAGGCCATGGCGGTGCTGATCTGCCGGGCAGCCAGCATTCCGCCCAGCACCTTCGAGCGCCTGGATGCCGAGGACGCGGCCCGCCTGGGCGTGATCGCGGCGGATTTCATCGGCGGTGCCCTCCCAACTGGCGCGACGTGATCGCGGACATCGCGTTCACGCTGCACACGCCGCTCGATGCCCTGATGGACATGGAGTGGGACGAGGTGCAGGAGTGGCACCGACAGTGCGAGCGCCTCGCACGGCTGATGGCCGGAAAGACCGGTTGAACCCCCCGAAGCAATGAGCAGCACGCCCCTGAAGCTGGGCTTCGTTCTCACCGCCATCGACAAGGCCACGAGCGTGGTGGTGAAGGTGGCGAAGAACATCGACAAGCTGGCCGAACCGGCGCGCCGCATAGGGCGCGCCTTTGGCGTTGTGCGCGAGCAGCTCGGTGGCGTGGCGGTCATGGGGCTTCGGCTGGGCGTGGTGGCGGGCGCGGCGTCGCTGGCGGTGGGGCGGGTGACGTCGAACCTCGACCAGCTGGGGGACACAGCCGACAACATCGGTGTGACCACCACCCGGCTGCAGGAGCTGCGCTTCGCACTGGAGGCGGCTGGCGGTGACGGAGGTCAGCTCGACGAAATCCTGACCAGGCTGAACAGCAACATCGGCGAGGCGGTCAACGGCAACAAGGAGCTGGCCGAGTGGTTCGGCGCCGTGGGCGTGAGCATGCGCCAGCTGCGCGAGTCGTCGCCGGACCAGGTGCTCGATCTCATCACCGAGTTCGTGCACCGGTTGCCCGAGACCACGCGCAACACCGCCACGCTGGGGCAGTTCTCGCAGGCGGTGTTCGGGCGCGGCGGCAAGACGATGCTCAGCTTCCTGCGGCTGGGCAAGGCGGGCCTGCGCGCCTACGCCGACGAGGCGCACCGGGCAGGCGCCATCGTCGGCGAAGAGGCGGTCGAGGCCTTCGGCGAGTTCAACAACGTGGTGGCGCGCTCCAAGGCGACGCTGTTCGCGGCGTTGGCCACGGCGCTGAAGCCTACCCTGCCGACGCTGACCAGGCTGCTGGACAAGCTGGGTGAGCTGGTGGTGGCCAACAAGGACGTGATCGCGACGCGCCTGGACCGCTTCTTCAAGGCCGTGGAGGAGGGGCTGCCCCGCCTGTTCAAGG